GCTAACAACTTTCAGCTGCTGCAAAACAACCTAGCGGCATTACAGATTGCCATAGGCGAAGGACTGTTGCCCGCAATCAACATGATGCTTGCATCGCTGACTCCAGTGTTGTCGGTAATAGCTGATCTTGCTGGCCGCTTTCCGCTGCTCACTGCCGTCGTGGTGACCTTGACCGCAGCATTGGCTGGGCTGGTGATCCTGGCCCCAGCGATCGTGTCGTTTATCACTCTGCTGGGCAGCCTGAAGGCGGTGCTGGCGGTTTCATCGCTGGCAGTCGGCTGGGCTGGTCTGCAGACCGTGGTAATCGTGGCGGTAGCCGCAATGAAGGGCGCGCTGCTTGGATTCATCGGGTGGGTCGGCAGCGTGTTCATTCCCGGCCTGTTGGCATTCATGGGTCCTGTCGGCTGGACCGTGCTCGCTATTGCTGCCGTGGTGGCGATGGCCATTGCATTCCGTGAGCCGCTGCTCAAGTTCGTCGCTTGGCTCTGGGAGTGGGGTGAGCCGATTCGGAAATTCTGGATTGGCCTTTGGGATGGCCTGGTGGCGTTCGTTGGGTTCAGCCTTGGCACCATCTCCAAGGTGCTCAGCACCTATGCAGGCGTGCTGCTCAATCTGTGGAGCGGAATGTTCAGCGCGCTGCAGAAAGTCGTTGATATGTGGCGCGGTGCGGTGCAAGCTGTCTGGTCTGTAGTGGGTCGAGCGTTTACCACGTTTGTGGTCGAGCCGATCCGCAACGCCTGGACAGGACTCACCACCTGGCTGCGGAACGCGATCAACTCCGTAGTGCAGATCGCGCAAGGCGCCTGGACCGTCATGGCCGAGAGCCTGCGCAACGTGTTCCGTGGTGTGCTCCAGTTCATCGCCAACCAGATCAACGCAGTGGCTGGCCTGATCAACCGGCTGATCGCGGGCTACAACAGCCTGCCGAACTTCGGTGACCTGCCATTCATTCCTATGGTCGCCGTCCCCGCCTTTGCCGAAGGTGGTGTCGTGAACCGCCCCACTGTTGGCCTGGTGGGTGAAGCCGGCCGGGAGTACATCATCCCCGAGTCGAAGATGGCAGCCGCCAGCTCACGATTCCTGGCTGGTCAACGTGGCGCCAGCGTCATCCCAGCTGGCAGCTCCAGCCCCGCCAGCATGGCCCGTACGCCGCAGGTGAACATCACCACCGGTCCGGTGATGCAGCAGCAGGACGGCTCACGCTGGGTCAGCATTGATGACCTTGAACGTGCGACGCAGCAGACTGCCGAGCAGGTGCTGGCGATGCTGCGTACACCGCAAGCGCGGATCGCGCTGGGTCGATGAGCAGGGCGCAGGCGCAGCTGTTCCGGTTGTATGACGCAGCCGGCACCACTCGTGAGCGGTGGCAGTCGTACTGGGCAACGGCGATCACGTACGACAGCCAGACCTGGGACTACCTGCCATTCGACGCCAGCGGGTTTGTGGAGGGCGACAGCGGCGCTGATCAGAGCGTATCGGTAAACCTGCCGGCCACCGCTCGCGTGGTGGTCGCTGCTGAACGTGCATTGGCAGCTGGCTGGTTGGCTGAGCTGAAAATCTTTCAGTTCGACTCAACGCTCGCACCAGCAGGCCCACCCGCGAGCATGACGTTGATCGGGCAGTTCAATGGCCAGGTGGTCGGCGGTGGCGCCAATGCAACGGCGTTCACCCTGCAGCTCGGATCGGCACTGTCGCCAGTTGGCGCAACGGTGCCGCCCCGCAGACTGACGACAGCGATCATGGGCGTGGGAGCACAGCTGTGAGCCTGATCCGCGGCACTGATCCACTGGCGCTGCTGGCGATTCAAGCAGGGCAAACGCCAACGCCGGGTGATCAGCGTGGTGCTCGTGGCAGCAATCCGCTGGACGTGCAGCAGGTGGCGCACAAGATCGGTGATCCGGTGCCGATTGCATTCGGCCGGCAGCGTAACGGCGCTGGTGGTGTGTTCATTTCACCGAAGGCGACTGAGTGCCGGTTTGAGAACGACACCGATAACGACGTAACGGCGTTTTATCACCTCGTGCTGAGTGAAGGCCGGATAGGCAGTCTGCAGGTTCGTGATGTATTTCAGCGGCAGTGCCGAGTTGGAAGTTTCACGCAGACGTATAACCGACGAGCTGGTACGTGGACACCAGGAAACGCAATCGTTGTACGGGCTGGGTTTGATAAGCCGGAGGCTACCTATCTGTGCGGGACAGTTGGCGCGTATCCAGGGATGAGCACGCTGTCATTCCAGGTGACGATCCCGAATGGCTTTGACGTTTGGAACCGGCAGGTTCACTGCTTCGTGCGGAATGGCATGGAGGTGTATCGGTGGGCGGATGATACGGCGAATGTGTCGTCTGATTCGTTTGCTGATCTGGCGTACTGGCTGATGGTGAACAGCGCCAGAATCCCAGTGTCGTTGATTGATACGGATTCAATCGAATCGACCAGTGTATTCCTGAACGCCAACAACATCACAACGAACTGCTGGCTTACGGAGGCGATCAATTACAGCGAACTGATCAGCCGGTGGGGACCGTACCATCTGCTGCGTTCTAGCAGCCGCAACGGCAAGGCAGGCCTCAAGCCGCTGCTGCCGACCAATAGCAACGGCACGATCAAAACTACAGCGCTGACGGTTGAATACACGTTCACCGATGACCTGGTGATTCCTGGCTCTGAGGAGATCGTGTACTCAGACTGGGCAAGCCGCCAGCCGTTTGTAGCGCAGGTGGTTTGGCGTCAGCAGCTCGATGCTGATGTAGGGATCATCCGCACGGCTGAGGTGCGATACGCCGGCACTGCAGGAACAGGGCCATATGAAACGCATGATCTATCGCAGTTCTGCACGCGAGAGGATCATGCGGTCAAGGTCGGAGCGTACATCTTGGCAAAACGTGTGCGCTCTACGCATACGATGCGGTTCAAGGTGCGGCCACAATCGCACAATACGATTGTCCAGCAGGGCAGCATTGTGCGGGTAAGGCTGGAGCGTAACGCATCAGGTGATGTGCCGGTGTTCCATGATTATCTGTATGAAGTAGAGCGGATCACGAGAACATTGGCGGGTGATATTCAGTATGACTGCAGCCACGTGCCGGTTGATAGTCAAGGCCGCAGTCTGATTGCGCGAGACGTTGCGAATGCGACAGGGGCTGGAATCCTGCTGACGTCAAACCTGACAGGATTGGGCTGTGATCTGAACAGCGCTGGCGATACGTCGATTCCGAGTGAGACGTTTACGCCACCGCCAAGTATTCCGGGTGATGGGTTAACGCCGATTGATCCGGGCGTTGATACGCCGATCAGTGGCATCGGTGGCGGCGGATCTGGCGGCGGTGGCGGCGGATCTGGTGGCGGTGGCGGTGCGTTGCCGCCTGCTGCATCACCCGAACCTGAACCGACGCCGGACGATGGCAACGATCCGCAACCGCTTGGGCCGATGCAGCGGTGCCCTGTGCCTGGTGGCGATCCTGCGATCCCGCCCGTTGGCACATGCCCTGGTGCGGTAGTTAAGCGCACCATTGGAAACATTGGCGACGAAGCCAATGCCTTTACCCAGACTGGCGGCGCTGAGTTGTATCGGATTCCGCTTACGCCTCCAGACGAAGTTGGCGGCGATAACTACAACAATAAATTTGTATCGTTTAGCTTTGAATGTCCCGAGGGCGAGCCTGGCGACGACGCACCACCACCTAGGCGTCAGGTTGCAGACCCGTGCAACAATCCGCAGCCGGCGCCAGAGTTTGATCCGACAGAGTACACGTATTATCGTTATACGGGTAGCACTACATGGCACCCCACTACGAATCCAGGCGGTGGGAGATTTACGCTTGGTGCCGCACCTGGCGCAGGTAATTTTGTTTTGTGGTGGGCGAGTGGAGTCGTATCCGCAGTTGATCCCAGTCTTAGCATTGGTGGGACTTTGGTTAGAATTGAATCACAAAGCGGGAGCGTAAGATTTGCTATTGTTAAAGGTGCTATAGGCGGGCCTGGCAATCTTACCGTGACGCATTCGGGAGGCTGGGAGTTCTCCAACTCCAATACTGGCGATGATGTACTGGCTACGTGGCCTGGGACGGGCGTTTAATGACTATTTTTCCTGCGCTGATCCCCAGCTCTCGCACCTTCACACCTGGCGAGTATCCAGCGACGGCGTTCAGTGCGTTCAGCGGGGTGCAGAACCGGGTGCGGCACTCCAATGTGTTAATCGCTGCGCAGCTGCAGCTGTCATTCATCGGACTCCCCGAGGCAGACATGCTCGCGATCTGGCAGCACTACGCCAATCGCCAAGGCGCGTTCAAGTCGTTTGCGTTGCCGGCTGAGGTGGTGAGCAATGGCAGCATTACTGACTACGTGCCGGGCGTGTACCTCTGGCGATACACCGGGCCTGGCGTAGTGGAGGATCTACCCTGCGGCGGCCATAACGTCACGCTGACGCTGGAGACGGTGCCGCCATCACCTGCCAGCGCTGGTGGCGCTGATCTGCGCGTGGTGCTGGCGCTTGATGCTGGTGCTGGTGCAGCGGGCGAGTATGTGGCGGGCATCACCGAATCTATCGCGTTGTCGTTTAGTGGTGGTGCTGGCGTTATTGGCCAGAATGGTATCACTTCAACAATCGCGCTCAGCCTCGCTGCAGGCGTTGTTCAAGGCGATGTGAGCGTGGCGGGTATCAACTGGAATTTAGGAGTACTGCTAGACGCTGGTGAAGCTCTGAACTTAGGCAGGGCCGGAATTAGTGAGACGATCACATTAAGCCTTCTGGCTGGAGCAGCTGATAGCGGCGGTCCTACTGATCCAAACTTTGCCAATGTATCACTGCTCCTGCACATGGATGGCAGCAACGGTAGCACGACGTTTGCCGACTCCAGCTCAAGCGGGCTTACTGTTACTGCAAACGGCAACGCGCAGATTAGCACAGCGCAAAGCCAATTTAGCGGTGCTAGCGCTACGTTTGACGGTTCTGGTGACTCACTAACTATTCCATATAATTCCGCTCTTGACTTAATAGGGGGCGATTTCACGATTGAATTCTTTGCGCGTCCATCGGGTGCAGATTGGATACTGGGAGCAGGGGGAGGGACAGCGGCATGGAATGCAACCTCCGGCCTGCACTGGATCGTCAATAGATCATCCAATAGCGTGCAGGTGCAATACTACAACGGATCGTCAAATACGATCATTACGTCTTCCAATACTACCCTTACAAGTAATGTGTGGTCCCATGTTGCGGTCTGCCTAAGCGGCACCACTTTATACATTTGTACAAATGGCACGGTCACATCTCATTCTGTTACCAACGTAACCAGGCCTACATCAAATCCAAGCTTGGGTATTGGGGTCATCCCAGGGGGCAGCGCTAGCACTTTTGTCCATTATCAAGGATTCCTTGATGAACTGCGGATCACCAAAGGCGTCGCTCGATACACCGCTAACTTCACTCCACCCACCGCGCCGTTCCCTAATGCGTAATCCATAGCCTGACGCTAAACCCGTCAGACCATGGCATCGCTGATCTACAACTCCTTTCATGAGGATCTGGCCAGGGGTGCGATCGACCTGGATACCGATACCTTCAAGATGATGCTGGTTACCAGCAGCTACACGCCGGATAAGGACGCGCACGATAAACGCGACGACGTGACCAACGAAGTGGCCGCATCAGGCGGCTACACCGCTGGTGGCGTCACCGTCACCTGCACCGTTGCCCGTGATAACGCTAACGACCGCACCACGCTGACCTTCGCCGCGGGCGCCTGGACCAGCTCGACGATCACCGCTGCAGCTGCCGTGGTCTACAAGTCCCGTGGTGGCGCCAGCTCAGCCGATGAACTGGTGTTCTACAACGACTTTGGCGGTGACGTGACCACCAGCAACACCACACTCAGCGTTGGCAGCAGCGTGATCACGCTGCAGAACTGATGGCCAGTTTCCCGGCGATCACGCCATCCGTCCGCCGGTACGGTTTCGGTCTATTCCCCGTTTCATCCGTTGGTGGATTCGGCGGTGGCCCTGTTCGGTTTCTGCATGGCGACAGTCGCTATGGCGTGAACCTTGAGCTGGGCTACGAGGTTCTCAGCCAAGCCGAGGCCCAGCAGATCCGTGATCACTACCGGGGCCAGGATGGCGGCCATCGGTCATTCCTGCTGCCTAACGCGATCTGGGCAGGTCACAGCGACCCTGCCAACATCGTCCCGCTCGGCACGGCATGGGTCTATGCCGAGCAGCCAAATGAGACGCACCGCAGCGGCCTGCTTTTTGACGTGACCGTGCAGCTCCTGCAGGTGATCTAGCCAGCTGTCCACAGACTGACGTTGTAGCGATCTGCGCCTGTCGTGACACCTGGGCCACAACCGCCACCCTTCGTGGAACGGCGCAAGTTCAGCCGTATCCAGGTGATGGAGGCAACGGCAGCATCCGTGCTCACGGCATCAGTGATCGGCACTGCTGCAGGCGTGGGTTGGCTGGTGGTGCAGCTGCCGAGCAGGTTGCAGCAGCTAGAGGCTCGCATCGTCCAGATCGTGGAAAACCAGGAGCTGTTTAACACTCGATTCATTGACCTGGAGAAACAAGTGGACGAGCACGACCGCCGAATCATTCGCCTGGAGCTCCGATGAATCGCTTTGTAAAAGGCCAGGTTGATGCCTCCCTGTTCATCCCGGTGTTGATCGGCTTGCTGTACGCCGGCACTGGTGGTTGGTCTGAAAGCCGCTGGACTGGCGCGTTGGCGATCATGGGCCTCGGTGGCGCAGCGCGAGCAGGCTTTGAGCGCGGTTATCAGACCTACAACCCAGACCTACGGCAGCCGCAGCATCGTGATGAGCACGGCCGATTTGCACGCCGCGAGGAATGATGGACGACCACCACGACCGCCGCACCACTGACCGCTGGCACGTCTTGGAACTGGCGATCCCTATGGGCGCCATGTTTCTGCTGCTCATCGGCGCAGTGTTCGCATGGACGTTGAGCAGCACCGTCAATGAACAGCACCGGCTCCGTGGTGAGCATGGCCACCTGATGGAGCAGCTCAACCATTCGTGCAGGAAGAATCGGTGATGGGCGTTCACTGGAGCTGGGATGACCTCCGGATCATCGGTGACATCATCGCCGGTTCGCTGCTGGCGGGAACGCTCCGGCTGATCGTGCTCAAGGCGTTCCTGGAACCCATCGCTGCTTACGTGGGGCAACAGGCATACCGCCGCGCTGATCAAGCAGTCGGTGGCCGGCTGCCGGATCTGCCACCGATCGCTGAACCCTGATGACTTACGCATCCGTTCGATCTGCTGCGGAACATGCCGCTCGCCAGGGTGTGCTTACGCCGCATCAGCTGGCGGCCTTCGGCTGGTTGGATGAGTCGCTGAGCACTGAGCAGAAACAGGAATTCACGGAGCTGTGGCGAGCAGCGGGGAGCCCTGCAGCGCCGGCTGATCCTGACTGGCTGTCCCCTGCGCTGACGATCATCCGCGAGTTTGAGGGCTGCCGGCTTGATGCATACCGCTGCCCTGCTGGTGTGTGGACGATTGGCTACGGCACCACCCGCTATCCGAATCCTGGTGGTGGGCCGGTGCGCAAGGGCGACTCAATCATGCAGCAGCAGGCTGAAGACTTCCTGCGGCATGACCTGCTGACCCTGCGCGGCCCAGCCCTGCTGGATCTGCTCCCCATGGCCACCAGCTGGGCGCCCAACCGCATCGCCGCACTGGTGTCGTGGGCCTACAACGTGGGACTGGCTGCCGTTGAAGATTCCACCCTGCGCAAACGCTTGAACGCTGGAGAAGATCCCGTGGTGGTGGTGACG